AATCCAGATGATGCCATTACTGTATCATAAAGAAGATCAACATCACATTGATACTCTTCAGCAAGGTTATAGGCAATATCAATTGCTCTATCCTTGTCTTCTGTTGTATTCTCCCAAGGGGCAGAATCGCAGCGAACATGTAGTCTCATTGTGTTTGGTGATCCAGATGGAGGTTTACCGTGTCACGAACCCCAATATCAAAAATCAGGGTGAGGTGCTTGTGGATGGGGTCTTTCGGTGCATCCTCAGCGAGGCGAACCCAGATCCAGTGGACGTGGTTCAGAAGGTGTTCAGAAAACCAGGTCATGCTGTCTCCTGTGTGTACTTGAGTACCCTACCAGTCAGAACGACCAATAGGGAAAATGGTGGACAGTTCATTCACTGTCTATATTGTCATCAGGTCTGCCCCACACTCATGGAACAGCATATAGAATTGCCACAATACTTCTACTTCAAATTCATGAAAGGTTAGATTATCCTTACTAGTATCTATTCTCCTACAAGTATCCTTGTCAATAACAATAGTCGGAACAGTAGGATGTTTCTCAGGAGCAAATAAGTAACAATCAAAATCTTCTGGTAACTCTGCAAGTGCATCAGCAATAGGTGATGTAATCCTTGTACTAATACCTAAAATTAAATCTGCATGATTTGAAGCATACTCTACCCATGGTTTATGCCAAGGTTCATCCTTACTCAAAGCACTCAAGTGAACAGCATCAGGAGTAAAACAAAATTTACCCAAATATCTGTTCATATCACTAGAAACATGGTGCGCAATGGCAAGATTGCCACCATTCCCAATGATACCAATGCTTTTAGAACACTTAATTGATTCAACTACTGAAGAAATCATCGCTAAAGATTGCTTTGTCATCAATGTACACATCTCCTGAATATTTACCCATGATTAGTTCTGTATATCTACAACCCCAATCTAACAACTGTTGTTCTGTATAATTATACCATCTTTTATAACAATATTGAATACTATCTCCATCAAATTTACCCTCTGGGTTACTAAATGGTCCAGCACCTCTTGCCGTATGATATATTATTGTGTGTCCTTCATCGTATAACTTGTTTATCTTTTCTATCCTATCATGATAGACCTTACCAGTGCCAAACATTCCCTTAATTGCAGCACCTTGCTCTACATGTTCGCATATTGTGCCATCAATGTCAACAACATATTTCATAATTGTTCCTCTACTGTAAGAATATCTGTGGGTCTATCTACAGCATGAGTACGCTGTGGAAATTCATACGGAATAACGTCAATTTGACCAATAAAACCAAAAGTATCTAAACCCTGCCAGGCGTTAACTAGTCTTAAGTCATATTTGTCGAAATTTCTAATGGTCTCAATATCATAAACGTAAATTCCTGCAATTCCACGTAAATTTTCGGTATATAGTTCAGGATTACGAGTAAGATTAATGATTTTTCCATTATTTATAACTGCTTTTACACAATCTTCATCATATAGGTCATTAGATTCTATTGGGTAAGTTGCTTGAACCATTTTATATTGTTTACCCACTGTTTCATTAATTACGGCATTAATCATTGAAGGGGTTATACATGGTTCATCACCTTGTAAGTTAACTATGTAATCACTACGTAATGTTTTTGATACTTCACATACACGATGAGTACATGTTGGATGTTCATGAGTAAGCACAGCATCATAACCATTTTGAATGGCAAAATCAACAAGTAATTTATCTTCTGAAGCAACTACTACATGATCTGCAATAGACTTTGCAGCATTATCACATACTCTTAAAAGTAACTCACGCCCCTTAAGTCTCGCTAGTGGTTTACCTGGAAACCTACTAGAATTCATTCGACAAGGAATAACACATGTGGTATATGTCATGGCACACAATTACCAGTATATAAACAAACGTTACCTGCTACACTAATTCTTTCTTTATCACAATTATAAAAAGGATAAACTTGATGTCTCATTGATGATGGAAAAAGTAACATCATACCTTCCTTATCAGGGTTCATTTCATAAGCGTATGTGTTTAATTGCCCTAATGTATTAGGATATACAAATTCAAAAATAGATATATTATGCGAATTTGATGTCAAACTAAGTGGACTCTTATTTTGCTCAAAGTGTGTAGTTGGTATCTTCATCCAAATTGCAAAACTGTAAATGCCATAATGACAATGTAAGGGATTAAATTCTGTTTGATATTGATAATTAACCCACCAATCATTCATGAAATATGTATGATGATGACTGACTGGCACAGTATCAGCAATGTTCTTAAATTTCTCAGAATATTCCTTTACGGCAGGATAAACGGTATTGTGCCAAAACCAAGACTTTTCATCATAAAGTTTATAACTTCCTGATATATTGCCAGCAAGTTGATATTTTACATCTGGACCCTTATTCTCTATACATGATTCAACATATTGATATTCCTCTTCATTTAATTTATATTCTAACCATCCAAAGTTTACAGGATTAATTACCGTGTAACTCATAACCTTGCCTCCATATCTTTAATTATATCAGATATTTCCAAATCATCAAACCTTCTAGCATTCATTAGTAATTTCTTCTTAGCATCATGCCTACTCAATAACTTAAAGTCTTCAGGTAGATATTGCAGATCAATATCGCCACAAGAGTTACTATACCACCAATCGTCATGCCCTCGCACACCTTCAACACTTAACATGTTATTATATAAGTTCAATCCATACAAAGAGTCTTTTAATTCTTCTGGCGTCTGTCTTAAATGAGGGGCAAGAAATATCTTACATAACTGATCCATAATGGCAGGATTGTCCTGGTTGCGTATCCATAAATCCTGAAATTCTCCATGAATAGGTTCAGGATTAGCATATGAATCTACCTGATGAGTAGGATGCTCAACGTATGGGTTACCAATATCATAAAAGTTTACATCACACCCATTATAATAGGCATATAGAACAGCAGAAGAAAAGAAGGAAAAACAAGCAGTTTTATGTTTAGACAATAGATATGCCAATCCTAATTGAAACTCTTCTGATTCTGTACTGTCAGAAATAGAACACAACCTCAATTTAATGCCACATTCATCAAAAAAGTCCTGCCATAACTTTCTTTGGTCAGCAGGAGCAAGGCATATGATTGGTTGCTCCAATTTTCTCATAAACTGCCAAAAGTTTCTCCAATCTATTCGCCAGAAATCCAACCCTGTGGCAATGTCCCATTTGGGCAAAAATACAAGACTACCTCTTCTACTTCTATTTGGTGTAAATGCATCAGCATATACAAAAGGACTAGCACCTAAATGATAATAATATGATGGTTTAAGGAGTTTTCTGGTTAAGTATTCACTCCAAATATACACGCCACCACAGAAAAACTCAGTATAAAACTCAGACCTACCAAAGGTCTCACATTGAACACCAGGTATGAAATTATAATCTAATTTAATATCTAAATCCGCCCACGCATTTAGTATTTCTTTAGTGCCAAATCTACTCATATCGCGTCAATAAATCCAGATAGTTTATGTAGTTGTGCTGTATCAAGTATATCTTTATCATGCAAAATCTTAATCAATCTATGAAGTTTGCGTTCTAAATTCTTATTATCATTATAATCTACACCATCCCAATTGGCATTAAAATTCCAGTCTTTCCCATCAAAAAAATATTTTTTAGGAGACCATTGCCTAGGTAGATTATCTATACTAACTTCATAGGCAGTGTAAGAGTCTTGTAACTCAGTAGAGTCCAAGATCTTTTCGCCTACTGTCCATGTTCCGTCTTTATTTTCCTTGATTGGAATAAATTCAGGGATTAGAAAAACGCTTTCGTTTTTGGAGTTGACTAGGGTTTTCATATTCCTTTGTAACTATTTCTACTTTATCATAATCATGAGGAAAAATCAACAATCTGGCAGGATTTCTTCCTTCTTCTAGAACTTTGGGGTCGATTCTCATCACGGAGTAACATTCATCTATAAAATCGATTACTCCTTTGTCAACATGTTTAAACCCCTTCTCAACTGAAACCAAATCGCCTAAAGCGAAAGGTGGATCCGTTTTCATTTTTTAGCATTGCATTTTTCTAAGAAGTTTTCATAATCTAAGGTGCTATCTGGATTGTCCCTACTAAAGGTGTCACAGATAAACTTCATGTCAATGGTTTCCTTTTCAATAGGTTTGAAACCTACCTTACGGAGTTGGCGCCATGTTCTGATTTTGCCATGTGGTTCCTGAGCACGATAGAAAGGTTCTAGTGCTGCGAAATCACGAACACTCAAGGTGTGACGCGGAGGGAGAGACCCTTGCATAACAATTACATAACAATGAATAAATTATACCATAAAAAAAGACCCCTGGCAGGGGTCTCTTGTGGTAGTTTATGAAGTGGTTGCAGTGCTGAGGTTAGCACTTACTTTCTGATAAGCATCAACTGAATAATCAATTGCTTGCTTGATATAAGGAGAAACTGTTTTAATTCCTTCCTTAATATCATCAATCAGAGCATCTACCTCATAATTGTGAATTTCAACCCTAGCAACAAAGTCATCTCTATAGTCTTTAAGAGACAGTTTTGGTGACGTTGGGCGAACCTTTTCAGAATGAATAGGTTGTGGGGTTTCAGTCATGGTCTTGGATTCACTTGGTTTTGTGTATTTAGTGACCTGGACTGTGGCAGTTGACTTGCGGGTGCGACGGCGTGGAGCAGTGGCGGTTGCAGTCTTAGCAGGCATGTGTTAGATGCGTTTGTACTCTCTTATTATAGAGGACAGGGGTTGCCAAATCAGACAAACCCCCAATACCGTAACATATTGAAATATTTCAGTATGTTAAGAGTCCTGGACTGGGTTCCTACCTAGTTTTAGATTGTCCTCAGTCGTTTGAACCGCCAGGTTCTCTTGATCTGTTGATCCACCGTCTGCCCATGGGATTTTATGACCCCCATGATATTGAGTCGGATCGAACAGTTTTGATTTTTCAATGGGTTTCCCTTCTGGGGTCAACCAATTCTGATTAACCGCGGCGACAAACTTCTCTTCCTTACTGAAATTGCGGTTTGAGTCTCTTTTGACACAATACTTAACAGGATCAAACCTCTTGTCAATCTCATGACGGCGGACGGTTGTGAATTTAACCTCACGTGATCTTAATAGTTCTTTATAGGTTGCGTCACGACCTGTATTGTAATGATGCTTAGTTTCATCAACAATCAGTTCGGCATTAACCTCAAGGAATCTATCCAGAAATTCACTAGAATCATCTATCGTATATCCATTGTCATTGAGTTCTTTAACAATGGAGAACAAATCAAGCACAGTGTTCTTATTAGGAACCACAGTGACATCTGGGAATGCGTTGATAAATTTACGGAAGTCTTCCACAAATTTATGAACCAAATTATCCTCAGTTGATCCCGCAGCATAAGCAGACCACAACGTTTTATCTGAGATCGTATACCCAACCCCATGGAAATACACCAGCGCAAGACCAGCGATGAAATCATCAACTTTGCGACGGTTAATATCAGCGGGCGTGAAATATACTTTTAAAAGTGACTCATACTCAGTGGCGAGTGAGCGTACTTCATCCGCAAATTTGCAGATCACAGCATTACGTTTCTCAGGACCATTTAAACTAATTCCATCATTCATCCGAATGAATAGGTTAGAAAGTTGCTCCCTTGTTGCTGTGGTTATAATCTCAACTGTGATAAGTGCGTTTAAAAAAGTACTTTTTATTACGCCAGGAAGTGTATCAAATGTGTCGTTTTCTCCTTCGATAATCTCTACAACTTGTCCATTGATTTCGTACATGCCAGGTTCAATTCCGAATTCATTATTTTTGAATTCTTTAAGCGTTGTAACCCGATTATTAGAATCAATGTTTAAAAAGTCGATTAACTTTTTCGACCATTCTTCATAATATTTCTGATCTTTAAATCCTTTCGATGTTACTTTGCAGGCACTGGTTGAAGCAAGAATAAACTTCGATGGTGCCATCCCTAAGATTAAAGATGTAATATAGGATGATTTATTATCTCTTTTCCAACGAACCCGTGACTGAAATCCATAGTCAGCACGAGTTTTATCTATTAAACTGTCATAAAACGATTCAACCGTATACTTATAAAAGTCAGATACGATTGGCGAATAAGTGCTCTTGTTGCTCATTGGTCTACCATAGTATTGGAACTGGGTTGTTGTTAGTATCGAGAAACCAAAATTGGTTTGTCATCCACCAACAAACCTACAATACACCCCCCATTCAGATATGGCAACCCAAATTATGGGTCGTTACACTCTGAAATAATGGTCCCAAATTATGAGCCCAATATGAGCTCAAATTATGAGCTCAAATTAATGGACCGTTCCAATCCATCCAGTAGTAACTAGTTTCGTATGTTTATATGAAACAGAACCTGCATGAAGATAATCGAGTCCAGCAGGCCAAAAAACTGTTAATCCTTTTCTACAAGGTGTTGTGATATTCTGTCTCGGCCAAATAGTACCACCAATTGGTGTTCCTTTATCATCATATTCATCAATATCAGTCAAATACATCATAAAAGCGATTTCTCTTGTTAACCCATTTAAACTAACTCCAGGTTTCCTTTCGCAATGTTGTACATAAAATCCTTGACCTGGTTCATAAAGTTGATATTGATTAAGTCCATTTTCAAAAGCTATGGGCTCATTTATTAATTGTGGATTTAGTTTTTTATATTCTAACAGACAATGTTCAATCCAGTTCATTACATAGACTCCCTTAGACATAAATTCATCTACTGCATGTCTACGTTCTGTACGAACTTCATCCATTCTAAAAGGCAAGTCCCAACTATTCTTAGTATCAGTATTAACCCTTCCCCCTTCAGTTAAATTATAACAGTGCCCTTGTTTTAACTTACCATCTTTTTTTTGTTTTAAAATATAATCAAATATCCAATCACATAGTTCTAAATCAGGAAATTGCCAAGCAACCATTTGTCCACCTGGAGGCAATATATCTTGACAAGCACGTGGTATTATATCCTTATATTGATAAGAAGATACAAATCCTTCATAATAGTTATTCATTTACTTACTTATAAGGTACTTGCTTTTCCAAATAAAATTTTGGTTTTAAATAATGTCCTGGTTGGGATCTAACTGGAGGTTCGGGAAAAACAATACTCCATGGGTCATCATTAAAGTGGGAATCTGGCATATCTCTGAGTTTTTCACGATACAACGCCCACTCCTTTATCATTTCTTCTGGTAAATCAGGAGTTTGTGTCCAATCGCTATCTTGCAAGAGACGTAATCTATCCCTTCTAATTTTAGTCCACTGACATTCAATTTCGTAAAGGCTTTTAATCATGTCCTCGTCTTCAAATTTTCCTTCGGAATCCCTAATATCTATATATCTAACTCTATCCCAAGTATATGCCGAATTATTCGAATAATAATCGGGAGGTACTTGTATTGGTTTGTATCCCAGGTCTTCTATTTTATCATACTCTTCATTTTTATACAACTCCCAGAGGTCAGCAACTAAATATCCAGTCTGATTATGATGATATCTAGGTAATGCAGCAGGTCTGCCTTGTTCATAAGAATAAAGAACTGGATAATTCCTATCCAAATCCCATGGTTTCGCATCCCAAGAGAGGGTGTGAGATTCTATACATCCGCTCATAATAAATTACCCCTTACATACCATTACATTAACAAGAGCATGCGTTTGTTGCATAGTAGCACTAACGTTACCAGAGTTTGCAGTTGCACCTAATGTATTAAAGTTAGTTGATGGAGTTTGGCAATTACTTCGTTGACTATGTGTTCCCCAATACTGAGGTCCACCAGTACAAACAGGTGCGTTGAAAGAATGACTATGACTTGTTAAAGAAGTTGCTTGGTCAGTACCAGAAAGATTAGCCCCCGTACCACTAGAGTAGGTACTTGCATGTGCCCTGTTAGCAGCATTTGGATCAGTACCAGCACCCCTATCAGTAACTCTTATATAATCATCAGCAATATTAACCGCTTGGAAAGTTGTGCTTGACTTGAATCCAGCCTCACAAGAAGAAATTATTTGATCACTTCCGGTGAAGGTTTGACCTGTCATACTATAGAACGTTGTACTACCAACATCAATGTCTGTGCCTGTGCCCATGAAGAATATAAGTTCACCTCCGGCTATTCCAATTTCTACCGTAGTTATAAGTGCATGGAAAGCAATATTTGGTGGTCTGGTTTCATTTGCATCACCTGATCCAACACTACTACTATTAGCACTGGTAGTATTAGAACCACAACCGCCATGGCCAGAGCTATTACTATACCTTGAGGTAATTCCACCACCGTTGGCATAATAAAATGGACCGTGATAATGAGATTGATAAGAGTCTGTTGTATAACCACCTGGTTTAGAGAAACCACTCACTGCCTGCAGGAATACTCCTCTTAAATCTGGCAAACCAAAGTTAGTAGCATCTCCACCATAACTAGTACCAACGATTGAATATAAATCAGGGTATGTTGATGCAGATGCAGTACCACCATGACATTGAAGCAATTCGATTCTAGTACCTGAATAGTAAGCGTCTGTATTGCAAGAAAGAACTACACATCCAGCAGGGAGGTTACAATCAATTAGTGCAATAATTGGTAGAAGGGTTCTTTGTTTGAATCCAGTTGAGTTTCCACTATTGGAAAGGGATCCAGCATTTCCTGCACCAGCAGCATTAGATCCTGGGTCAGCACCTGGTCTACATTCACTGCTACCGCTGCCACCATATACTGATCCATGATAATGCTGAACTAAAACGGCCCCAGACTGAATACTTGGGGTTGCATTATGTTTTAGGTAATGACCTGAAAGGTTAGGAAGGTTACTTCCATATGTACCATTAATATTGGTATTTAATTGTGAGTATGTACTAGTATTATACGAAGATCCATCACATATAGCCCAGTTAGTAGGAGCACTGTCTCCTGCATACAACATCATTGCTCCAGCTGGAACAGCTGAAGCGCCGGCTTGTTCATACCACTGTCGCCAAGAACCACCATCCTTAACATGCCCAGCAGTTACAGTTCTCCAAGCATCACCATCCTTAACAGAAGGTTGTGAGATCTCTCTCCATGAACCACCATCTTTAACGTGACCTGACATAATCTTACCTCCTATTTAAATGTTTCATTAAAAAATTCTTCTGGATAATGTGGTTTTCTAGGCCACTCAACATGTTCCAGATCCGTTAAATTATCAGTTATATCACGAAGATCATCTCTATACTTCTTAAGTTTATCACTTATAGTCAATCCCTTTTCGATAGCAATTGCAAATGCATAATCTGTACTTTGGAGTCTCATATTTCTCATCGATTTAATATATGCCAAAGATTGATCATTATATGGATCGTTATCGGTATCTACCAAATCAGTATTATAAAGTGGCGAATGTTCAGCTGTATGAATCGCACTAATTGTATAAGTGACGAAGATTTCATTTTCCTCCACAATCCATTCTTCTTCTGGATTCTCAGCTACTTGATGAGTAACCTTATTAATTGCTGGTACATCACGAATTACACGTTTCTTCTTATATTGTATATGAATAACCTTCCTATCGTCAAGTTGTTCAATACGTGGTTCATTTAATTTAATAATTCTAGTATTATTATTAGTTGGCCAAGAACCTATGTCTTTACCCAAAGGATCCTGTATACCTATTTCTGGAGGGTTATCAACTGTTTCGACTACATCATAAGTTTTAACTAAGGTATATTCTTTTGGTTCACCACGAGACCATTTTTCTTTTGGGAGTTCATGAACACACAAAACTCCATTTTCATAAACTGGTTTAAAACTTGTTTCAACTAGATGAGTCCACCCTTCATTCCTATAAAGATACTCATCAGAAACAAAGGCTCCACTATCAAGAGTCCACCTCGGATGAGATACTATAGCTCCATCAGGCCTTAAATATCTCTTCCCCAACTGACCCAGCATTTCACCCTTTTCAGGCATTTCATCGGGAAGCCAATATTCTTTACCGTCTTCAGAAAACCAAGGCATTTTGTTTAATCAATAGTTTTTTTTATTTATATTAGTACTTATACCAAACGTCACCATTCTCACCACTAGAAGGATCACTAGTAGAAACAGTTCGGTATCCGTATGCGTTAGAGTTTGCTGTAATCGTTAAAGTATTACTAGCGTAAGAAATTTGACTCGTACCACCATAAGATGTTTCAGTAACAGTCATTGGCACGCTAGTTAAGTTAGCACCAGATCCAGCAAATAAAGTAGCAGTTACAGTACCAGTACTTGGATTATAATGGAAATCTCCATCAGATTCTAATCCCACATTACCTGTAGCACTAGCATCTTCAATAAACGGAATAAGGTTATTCTCGTTTGTGGCTTCATTGTCAGCCACGGTTACATGAGTAGCATTAGTTGCTGTACCAGTTACATTACCAGTTAAGGCACCAACAAAACTTGTTGCAGTCAAAGCTCCTGAAGAAGAATTAAAAGTAAGGTTTGTACCACTCTTAGGCGCTAAGTCTCCAGTAGCTGCTGTTGTAAAAAGAACATTACATGATGTGTCAGAACTTTCATCTGCAACTGTAACATTAGTAGCATTAGTTGCTGTACCAGTTAAGGCACCAACAAATCCACCAGTAGCAGTTGAAATACCAGTAGTTTCTAAGTTACCAGTTACCTTTGCGCCCCCGGCAGTAGTACCAAGTTTAACTGCATTATCAAAGTAGAGAGTAACAGCTCCATCATCAACAAATGTAGCCAGAGTTTCACTACTACCAAGTATATCTAATTGGCTAACAGTTATTTTTAAATTACCTGTTCCACTATCAGTAATATATGAGTGACTTCCATCATGATATAACTCCAAATCACCACCAGTACCAATAAGTACCTTGGCATTATCAGCAAATTCAAGAGCATTATCTGATTTATCCCAGACTAAATTATAACTATCGCCATGGAAAGTGGTATCACCACTCAGTGTAGTATCTCCTACAACATACAATGGAGTACTTGGAGCAGCAGAAGCAATCCCAACATTCCCCGAGCTGTCGATGTGCATAAATGAAGTGCTGGTAGCGCTTGCTCGAAAATCAATCGATCCAGCACTTCCAAGTCTTAGCTGATCAGTACCATGGGCATATTGAATGTATCCAGCATATTCAGCAGCGCCAGTGGTTGCATCTGAAAAGAACAGACTACATGCTTCAGTATTAGCAGAGCGAATCGTCATTCCTACATTGCCTGTATCATCAGCGATTGTAAAATCATTAGCAGAATTTTCGCCTTCAGTCGTAGTGCCCACCAACAGCCTGCCCGAGCTGTCGATTCGCAGTCTTTCACTACCACCTGTCTCTGCTGTAATAGTATCAGCACTTGGGAATCCAAACTTAGTATTTGTATCTCCATCATGAACAATATATTCAGCAAGATTAAATCCACCAGTAAGGTTAAGATCTCCAGTAACACTCAAAGTATCATCAATAGTCGTAGTACCACCATTAGAATCTATCGTAAGATTACCAGTAGAAGTATCAATTTCATTATCGCCAGCGATACCGATTCTTATGTTATCAATGGTAGCGCCACCATTCATGTCTACCACATTAGTAAACGTAGATCCAGCACCAGAAATGGCCAAGTATCCAGCAACAGTTAAGTTATCATCAATTGTTGTAAGTCCACCTGCGGAGTCAATCGTAAGATTACCAGATGAGGTATCAATTTCATTATTACCCGTGATACCAAGTTGTATATTATCAATGGTAGCACCACCATTACCATCAATAGCTCCTGTAAAGGTACTAATACCAGCAACAGTAAAGTTAGAAGTAATGTCCAGAGCCGTAGCAGCAATACCAGCAATAGCAATATCACTACAATTTAATGTACCGTCAATTCTAGTATTTCCATTCACATAGAAAGCCGTCTCACCTTGACCAACAACACTAAATCTATAAGGAGCAACGTCAGTACCAATAGCAACTTGACCACCCGTAGTGGTTGTAAAAATAGTGCCACCTGTACCAATAAGAAGTCTATTAGCAAGTGAAGTAATACCTGTGACGTTTAGACCTTGATTTAATCTAAGATATCCTTCAAAAGTAGAAAGTCCAACCGCTCTAAAATCTCTGACAGATGTTATACCAGGGGCAACATTAAGTCTGGTAGCAACATCCAACTCACTATATGTTGAAATACCACTAACAGATAAGGATGTTACATACAAACCTACAAACGTAGCAACACCACTAGCTGATTGCAGTGATAAACCTTCGTTAACAATTATACTATCGCATTGGATATCCGTACATATCATCTTTCCACGGACGTCCAAATGATGTCGGGGTACTGTCGTTGCAACCCCCACATAATTTAATATATTATCTACAAATAACGTATTGGTATCGACTTCAAGACCATTTTTAATAACAAAATTCTTTGAGATGGCCATTGGAGTTCACTCTCCCTCCTAGGTGTATAGTATTATTTAGATATTATTAACGTCTCAGTTGACTTTGAAGGAAACCTGTATCATAAGTGGGATGACTCACTGCATTGTGATAAGCAGTATAACTAGAATATCCTGCATTATGAGCTACTTGTTCAGCAAGACTTCTCGCAGCACCTCCAATGGTGTAAGTACTGCTACCTCCGGAGGTAGATGTTCGCCTCGCACCGCTACCACTACTATTATTTCTTCTATTATTACTTGTATATGTATAATCAGAAGGTCTATCAACAACTGTCGCAGCTGTATAACTAATAGGATCCAATAAATCTCCAGTATATACTGTAAGTTTTACAAAACCTTGATTATATCCCCTCGAAACATTAATGTTTGGATTACCACCTTGTTGTGCGTCTACGACAACAACATTTGGATCAACATATCCTGATCCACCACCTCCAGAAGATCCATTACCAGTACCAGCACCACCGCCACATTTACCAGCACCGCCACCTCCGTTGTTACCACTCGCTTTACCAGCATTTGCCCTACCTGCCAAACCATTTTGGAAGTTTGCATCACATTGATTTCTAGTACATGCAACCATACAATCCCATCGAGCACCACCTCTAGAAGCTCCTGCCCCACTTTGTGTAGCTCCCTGACCTGCATTTGGTCCAAGTCCATTTCCACCATTAATACCTGGCCCACCACCATCACCGCCATCGTAACCAACTGTTCTCCCAGCAGCTCCACCACCAGCACCAATAATATAATATCTTGGTCCTCTATAAATTATAGACTGTCCTCCACCAAGTCCAGCATTAGCACTTTGCCAACCTATACCATTACTTACCCCAATTGAATTCCAAGTAACACCACCAAGTTTAAAAGTATATTCCTGATTCTTCTTCATAGTAAATAATACCTTTCCATATCCACCTTTACCTGGATTAGCTATTCCACCGTTAGGAGCTCCATCAGCACCAGATATCTCAACTTCAACGTTAATATCAGACTCAGTAGGAATTACAGTAATCTCACCTTCCCCATTATAATAATTATTACCCGCCCATGGAGTTCCACTCAAAACCTGAGAAGAAGCACCTCCTGGCGACGTTATACTTCTTTCCACAGAAGGTCCAAACAATAGACCATCTGAAAATTCTCCCAATTGATGTTTTGAAGTTACACTATTATTACGTGTATCATTTGTACCTCTAGTTGTGCAATATATCCAAGCATTAGCGGGTTGAAATTCTACTTCAGCAATATTAGAAACAAGTGATCCGGCACGAGGGTGAGTTACTATAACAAAATAATCTGCTGATTCTGTTACTGTAATAGTACTAATATTACTAGCAGATGTCTTTTGATACTCAGTAGTTTGATCTGCATCATCTACTCCAGAAGGACGTTTATACCATGTATATAATACTTCCGAATAAGAAGCATCGGAAACACTAATCTTAACGGTAATAGCAACTGTAGACCCAGATGGAAACTTATAATTGGCCATGTTCTAAGAAGTAGTAGGTTGCTGAACGAATGTCATAAACGGATTAATAGTAACTATAGCAGCAGTACTATCAACGTATGTAGGGTCGGCATTTGGTGTTCCACCCTGACCAGTATAAGTTGGTATAAATGTAGCTCTTAAAAAATACTTATTACCATCATTAGTTGGACTAACTAACCCAGTTATACTGAAATCAGTAGTGGCAACACCAGCAACTGTTACGCCCGAACCTGCAACTACTGGAGAACTGGTTTGAACATCATACCATTGATATGTAAATGATCCACTACCACTAGTTGTCGCATTTCTATATTGAACGGTAGCAACCCCAACAAAATTTGCAGTGCTTCCACTACTTATTGTCATATCTTCTGGTTGTTGAGAAAAACTAATAACAGGCAAATTATAATCCACATTAGTAGGGATCTTTCTAAGATAAATGTTTCTCATTTTAGTTCAAATTAAGAGAAGTTTTGGCCACCAACGAGACCATACAAAGTAGCTGCAGAGTCAAAAGTGGTAAACGTATAGATGTCTATAGCACTTGCTCCAATACTAACTTGAGGAAGTAGTCCACCAGCCCAATAAATTGGAATAGCATTACCACCACCATCTTTAAAGGTATCTATGCCTACTGCACGACCACCCGTAGAATCTTGAGTTATCTTAATCGTAAAGGTTGTTGACCCTGTAGGAGCATTAGTTACAGTGAAGGAGGTAATATTTTCAGTAGCAGTTGTAGTAAATGTCTGTCCTGCGGATAGGTCAATTCCAACTACATTGGAGCTACTTGTTACTGCCTTGACTGGTTCAAAGTAAGTTGTGAATCTTACAGAACCACCCAAATCAATATCAGCAGAATCTCTAGCGGCACTTGTTCTAATACCAACTGTTCCATCAGCAGCAAAGACAGAAGTCTTAGCTGTTAGTGATGTAGCAGCAGTTACGATACCTGCATAAATTGTACCTACACCAGCAGAAGAAGCAGTTAAATCAAACTGATTGACACTAACGATACCCGTAACATTTAATCCATGATTAATATTGACTGTTCCAATAAAGCGAGATTGTCCATTATTAAGTAGAGTAATAGTATTGAGTGCTGTTCCAAATGTACTTGCGCTTCCTACTGTTAGTAGATTTGAAGCGGTAGTAGTACCAAGACCAACATTCTTACTGGTATGAATACCTGTACTATTTTCTACCCAGAATGAATCGACAGGTAGATTAGTTAATCCCTGACCACTACCATAGTAGATAGATGCAGTACAAGATCCAGCAATGTTAACAGTATCTCTTACATCCAAATCAGCGATTGGATTAGTAGTACCAATACCAACTGAACCAGCAGCAGAAACTACAACAACATCATGTCCACTACCATTGACTTGGAATAAAGAAGTATCAAGGATACTAGTTGTACCAATTCCAACTTGATCAAACCTATACTTATTACTGGTAGCAGAGTCTGATATAGCTCCCCAACGGACCCATGCATTATTTTCAGTAAATACCCAACCAATATATTCACCCTTAGTTGGCTTAGAATAGAATGTAATATCGCCAGGAGTACCATTCACGGTAGGAGTAGATGTTGCTACAGTAATCTTCCTGGAAACTGTAGCATCACCCTGTAAGTAGAAGTTAACAGCCTCTAAACCTTTTGTAGAAGAAGAAAGAACTTTTTCACCAAATACAACTGGACCATTAAATTCAGAAACGCTAGTGTTCTTAGATCCACCTTCAACTTTAAGTGATTGTGTAACCGTTGCATCATCAACTAGTGAAGAACTAGTAAATTCATCTTTCGATACTTCATCTTCACCAACAGTTCTAACAATAGGAGTATTAAATGTGAATTCTTCTCCAGTAGTAAGACTAAGGATGTTACCGATAAAGAAGTCACCATTATTATTCATACCAGTATAGTTAACTATACCACCATCAAGTCTTCTTGCTTGTGATCGGAATGCATCAGCAGAAGTCAATACGCGATCTTGTTTTTCTGGTAAAGCAGTAGAGTAGTTACCAGGACCAAATCCAACATATTCAAACGTATGACCAGATGCACGAATAATAGAATTTCGTCTCAATCCAATTGGTACTGGTTTTATCTTCTTAACTTGAGATCCAGTAGCGTGAGCAACTGCCTGGGTAGAGAATAAACCACGGAATACAGAAGTCAAAGAATCATTCTTAATTCTCATGATTTCATCATCAACCATGACATAATCACCAAGTTTAAGACCACTACTTGAAACGTTAGTGATACTAACAGATGTGGTTGTTGCGTTTGCAATGGCACCAGACAATGTTGTTGTAATACCTGTCACCAAAGGAGACATTCTTCCACCAGTATTCTCATCATTAATACTGATAGAACCATCATTATCCGCAATACCTCTTGGATAAATGTATATGGTTCCAGCAGTAGTAGAATACTGTGGAGCATATGTATTAACACCAACAGTCAATGAAACAGATGTAATACCAGAGGTTCCACTAACAACAAGTTCCTTATCTAAGAATGTAGCACCTGTTCCAACAACCCTAACTTTCTGTCCAGGTCTTAATCCATGAGCATTAGACGATGTAAAGGTTGCAACACCAGCAGTATTATCATAACCAACACCAGTTGATGTAATTTTTACTGCATCACCAGCAACATGGAACGAAGCGTAATCACTAGCTGCATTATACAATCCACGAATCGCTGGGGTTACAACTGTTACATCAGAAGCAACTTCAAATTTCCTATGCGTAGAAACACCAGTAACTCTATAGATGTTATTATAATCTTTCCATACATCTGAAGAAATACCAGATATTCTAACAATTTTATCCTTAGAATCTGCAATCTTAGTAACAGTAACATATCCAGTGATATGTCCAGTAGCACCTGTTGTAGCAAGACCCACAACAGACATAGTATTACCAATTGCATAACATGAACCAGGATCAATAATTGTTACTCCCGTAATTCCACCTGCGGCATCAACGGTAACATTTGCACTTGCACCCTTTCCAGTAAAGGAACTTGCTGCACCTACAAGTTGAGCATTATAAAGAGTTGCTGCTGTACCATTACCATATTTCGAACCAGAACTACCAATACCAACAGAAAGAACGCCATTTAATCCGTGTTCCGTATCTGTATAAACCGTATGAGCAAGACCTGTTGAAGTAGAATAGATATCAGTTACACCAATAGATATACCACTATCAGCATTAAAGAAGTTTATAGATTCTCTAGTAACACTTCTACGAAGATCATTAGTTACAACTTTACCTACAACGTCTGATTTTGCATAACTTCTTGCTGCCTGAGGGTTACTATCACCATTATCCCTATCAAGTTGTGGATATAAATCTTCTAAGTTTTGATTATACTTATCCGCAGCAAATTGTGAAAGTGTCGGAGAAATAGAAGATTTGAGGACCGTTAAATGGTATACACCATCTTGTTCATTAGGAACATGCGCTTTAAGTTCTTCAGATCGATAACAATAATACGTATCCTTATATCTCTTCCTCTTAAAGTATGGTAGAGCGGTAATTTGTCTAGTAGATGTACTATTACTAAAGTCACCTGGAGAAGCATCAAGAGCAACTTGGAATGCCTTAGAACTAGAAATTCCAGTAACAGTATAACTATTATTAAATCCAGAACTACCAATACCAGTAGTATTAACAGTACTCTTAACATTCACAATTTGAACTTCAGATCCAACATTCAAATCATGAGGAAGTTCTGTACTAAATGTGGCAGTAGTATCGGAAGAAGTCCACTGAGCGTCAGAAATAAATCTAAAGTTTCTTTGTTCAACGTTAGATGTTAATGTTGTTTGTGAAATCTCTGCATCTGTTGAACCAGTATTTCCTGTCTCTGATTCTTCTATAACATAACCATCAATTGGTGGTCTAGCAGAAGAAACTCCAGCAGGAACAACATACCTCATACGATAAATCTGATCCGTTAAACTTCTAGAATCAGAATTACGACTAATATATGTCCGTGGAGTGTTTGTACCAAATGAGGTTGATCCAAATCCAACTATAGTAGGATAAATGCCATTCTCAGTAGCTGCAGAAGCAACATTTACATACCAGTTTGACTGAGCACTATCATATTGTACTGGATGTCCTACATCACCAGCAAGTTTATCAGATACTCTACTTTCTATATTAAGAACACCACCCGTACTATTAATAGTAATCTTATTCCTATTAACAGCATCATTTAAAGTCTTCGCAAGTTGAATTTCACCATTACCCAAAGGAGATCCAACAATAGCAAAATACCTTTGATTTTCATCAATACCATCAGGAATATGACCATCTTCAGCAATAACTCTTACAGTTTCACCTTCTAAGAATTGATGATTATTTGTAAGTGTAATAATAGAATCAGCATCAACACTGTTTATTCCAGCAACACTTCTATTAACTTTTGATAACTTAGTTCCAGTAACTTCACCAGCACTATTTGAAGAATATGCCGTATCATTCATAATAATACGAGCAGAATACTCCTGAGATGTACCACCAGGAGCAAGAAGTACCCTTAATTGATCATTACTCTTTGCACCAACACGATATCCACCAAGTACAACGTCAGGTTTCTTATCTGAGTTAGTTTGATCATAAAGATAAAGTCTACTAGTATTAGCAACTCCAAGAGTTTTATTAACATCAATACTTGGAAATTCAAGAGTTAATGGAGCATCAGGAAGATCCTTTGGAGGAATAATATGAGTAATATATCCAACATCATCACGTGTAAATGGAGTATCCCTGAATCCTTTAGAAACTAAAGCAACTGAACCAAAGTTGGAGTTAGAGTTTGTAATCGAATAATCACCACCACTCTCAGCAACAAAGTGTTCAGCATAACCAATTGCGAAAACAGAAACTACCTGTAGAATAGCATTATTTTTTGCTATAATATGAGCGTTCTTGTAAGACGGTTTATGTACAGCAAGAGAATTTGTATGAATATTATCAATCGTCGATGAATCATCAAATGCACCAGTTGTTTTATTATATTTTACAAAAGCCTTATCATCCTTCTGTAGTCCAATACCCGTAAACTGGGCAAGTACCATAGATTTAAATCCAGATGATTTTGCACCATCAGCGATCAATCCACACATACCATATACAGAACGTAAGGATACGTTAAAGATATATGGAGATGCTGAAGTAACAGTATCTACAGATAATGTTAAGGTAGCACTAGTAGGATTCTCTAATGTTGTAGTCGGTACATTCTGTACTGTATATTCAATCTCAGTAGTACTATTAACAGAACTGATAACATACTGGCCATTATATCCAGCAGCACTAATACCTTCAATAATAATTGGAGTATCTACATCCAATCCAGTAAGACTACTACTTAATGTAGCAGTAATAGTTGTTGCAGCACCAGCAGCGGTTCCATCACCAGCCTTAATACTACTAATACCAACAGAACCACCCTTAGAACCAACAATTCTATATTCATCAATCTTAGGTTCAATATCTACTCCAGCAGCTGGGAAATCAGGAGTAATTGGTCTACCAGAACCTTGATCATATACATCACTAATCTTCTCATAGTACATGTCAAGGTCAGTTCTCGTTGTAGAGAACGTCATAAATTCATCACTAATATCAACAGCATTAACACCATCTGCATATTCAAAACATGACAGTTTATGGTGAGAGAAATTAGGAACGAATCTATTAAATGTATAATCTTTAAAGCAAACCGTATTTGGATCTGCATCCAACATGGTAAATTGCCAGAAATAACAACCACCAGTTACACGAAATAAAGCAGACCTTTCAATATTATCGTTTTCTGGATTTGGTACGTACTTCGGTCTAATAGCAGTTTTACGAAGGTCCATACCAACTAGAGATACACCTCTAGGAATGATTACACCACCATGTATACTATTAAGTGGATACAAATCATTATCTAAAGTCTCAAGATCAAAATTGGATGTTGGGTTATATGCTGCTAACTGTCTACCACTTACACCGTCCCTACTCTTATAAGCAAGATCGGATCCACTAGGAGAATACGGAATCCAACCAGGCCTATTATCAAGTAAGTGATCTCCTGGATATAATAAAATTGTAGTTTTATTAAATCTATCGTTGTTTACACCTGCTTGATAAGAAAACCTAGATGCCTCAATAAGAGCTCGTTGAATAGTCTTAAAAGGCCGGGTTAGAGAATTACCCTGATTTTCAATAGAATCTGTAGAATCCAAGTCATTCGGATTCACATATATGATATTTCCTCGAACATTCTTTAGGAAATTATCTAAACGGCTGAGAGACATGAGATCTACTTCAGTGATTGGTCTTTGCTTAACCTATTTAGACAATTAAAGATGAAGATTATTTAGACTTTAAAAAAACATGACCATATAATCTTCTTATATCCTGATATAACGGGAGCTGCTTTATGTATAAAACCTGGACCACACGGAAATACAAGCATAGAATTCTTTTTAGGTTTTACTCTTAACCTTTGAACAAGAAATTTAGTATCCCCACCCACAAAATCATCATTCAGATATAAAACATGTGAAATAATTAAATCTTGTTGTATATCCCTATCAACATGCCAATTATAATGTTCCTTTTCATTCCCATCATAACATCTATAGACATAATCTGATCCTAATGTTGTAATATTTAAATTAAGAGTATAATACTGATAAAGTTTGGCATCCCGTTGATAAGATTGATAAACTTTTGAAAATATTTCATTGCATAAAGTATCTGCCTTTTCTAAATCACTTCTAACTTCTTCATCATCTGTTGAATGTAAAGTTTTAGTTAAATCATATGATTTATTATGTCTTATGGAAGTTTTTTCCATGGATGCGATGTTCTCATCACCACCATAACCCCTATACCTATGCTTGTGGCACCACTCTATAATATTATTACTATCATCATCCGAACAAACATCATCATATTGAAGAATATGTTCATCATATCTCGTTAACTTCATATACTTTCTACTGTTGACAGAAAATCCTTATCGAATTGATCCAAACCCTTATCAGTAAGAACATGTTTATACATACCTTCAAAAACATTTGGTGGCATAGTTACAATATGAGCACCATATTCAAAGGCTCTACTTACATCCCTTACTCCCCTAAGAGAAGCAGCTAAAATCTTAGTATCACCCACTCTCTGTTTTGCATATACATTGGCAATATCCTTAATTAAACATAATCCACCAAATGAATTATCATCAACTCTACCAACAAATGGTGACACATATGCAGCACCTGCTTTAGCAGAAAGTATTGCTTGAGAAGGACTAAAAATTAAAGTAACATTAACCCTAATATGTTCTCTACTAAGTGTTCTACATGCTGCTAAACCATCTACAGTACAAGGAACTTTAATGGTAGTAACTTTACCATACTTTTTAAACAATCTCTTACCTTCCGAGATCATATTCTCTTTGCTACCTATGACCTCCATACTAATATCATCTATACCAATATCTTTAATTTCTTGATATACCTCTTCATGATTCCTACCACTCTTCCTAATAAGAGTAGGATTGGTAGTTAAACCATCAACTAATCCACTCTTAAAATGTTTACGGATTAAATCCGTATCAGCAGTGTCTAGAAAAATTTTCATTTGGGTGTCTTCGATGCACATGACGTTATTTAGAAATGATTACAATACTCAGCGTTTAAAAATCCAGAATATATTAGAAAACCAACAAGAGAATATTTGGTTCCGCTACTAACTTCTTTTGTAAAATGTGGATAAAGATGCAAACCAGGAAAAATAATACTATCTCCTACTTCGACCTTAGAATTATAACATGTAAAATCTGATTTTGGGAAGACTAACTCGCCTCCAGAATAATCTTCATTTAATTTAATAACAGAACTAAAAGTTGATAAATCTGGATGTTCACCAATACATGACAAGTTATCTTGGGAATATCTAGCAATATATGGTCTTAATAAAGAATATGATGGTCTTTCTTTCATTCCATAGAATGATACTATAGAATTTATTAAGTACTTATCTAATATCTCATTAAATTTATGACAAAAAGAAGCACCAAGATATTCTAAAGGTAAATGATCAACAGCATAAGGTTGGTCAGGTCTTGATATAACAAATTGATCAGATAATTCCTCACAAGCACTAACAATATCCTTACAATACTCTTTAGAAAAAGTTTTGCAAATAAAAATATTATCCGTTAATTTTGAACGATTGCCTGTAGAGGAATGAATC